TGTTGTCATTAAAAAAGATAAGGTTTAAAAGATTCCAGGAATGATTTGTCCTGTGGTGACATAAGCACCGATGGCCGCCCAGAATCCTACCATAGCCCAACGGCCATTTTGAATTTCTGCGTTTTCGTTGTCCATAGTTAATACTTGTACTTGTGGTTCTTTAGCGAAAATGTTTTGTTTACCGTATTCGGTAGTGACCATTTGTAAAAATGATAAGTTAGCATGGCGGTGACGATGAACTGTTCGGGCCGCCAGTATACTTACTTTTTCTTAGGTGGTCTTCCTTTCTTTGTACCGTAGGTACCTTTTCCTTTTGGCATTATACTTTAAGGTTAGAAATTTCTAATTTGCGACGCACATCATCACGATAAGCTTCGTCTTTATCATACAATGGGTTGCCCATATCTCTTACAACTTCAGCCATACTTCTATAAACTTCAGTTGGCTTAGATGGTTTACCCTGTATTAAGTTGGATTCACGTCCAACGCTATCTTCATACTGTCCCATAAGTGCTTTGACTGCAAAAGTTACTGCGGCTTTATTACCTGTTTCTATAACTTCATCAAAGTTTTTACAAACTTCATCAGATAAATTTTCACCAGCCCATTCCATGAGTTTTTCATACCCATTTGTACCACCAGCTATGTTATGTACTTCAGCTACTTCCGCATCATTTAATATTGGAGCTGCTTCAGCAGGTTCTACCTGTTCAATACCTACCTTCTGCCTAACGCCTTCAAGGTAGTTATCAACCATAGTTCTATTTAAACCAGCGTTGTTAAGTGTTTCATACATCTCATCACTAAGAGTACCATTATTCTCAACAAAATGCTCGTTCATTTTGAACGGGTCAATATTATTATCTTTAAACAAGTTACTTATTTGTTCACCGTAAACATTGTTAGCAGTATCATAGTTAACTGTACCATCTTCTTGATAAAAAGATGCTGGATCTAATTGTTCAGGTGCTGAATCTTCAGTAACTTGTTCTTCAGTTGGTTCAGTTTGTCCTTGTCTTTTTTGTAATTCAAGGTAAGCTTTCTCTAAATCATCAGTGGTTTTATATTTACCAGCAAGTAATCCTTCTTGCTCTTCTACCATCTTTTCACCAACAGCAAGATTCTCTGCATCACGAGCTTCGTTAGCTTCATCAATTAGAGAATCCTGTGTAGGATCATAAGTAAATGTTTGTGTTTCTGTTGCCATAGTGCTTTATGCTGGTGCTGTGGGTACCCCCATCATAGCTGGGGCTGCTTCTCTCATTTGTTCAAATCCTTCAGGGTTTTTAGATGGGTCCATCATAGGAGTACCAGCTAGTTGACCTGCTTGATCCATTAAGGATGCTTGCATCTGTTGTTGCTGTGCTGCTTGTTGTTCAGCTTTTTGCTCTTCCATACTCTTAACAAGGTTGAGTACATCAATACCTTGAGCAGCAGCTAAACGCTTAATTGCTTCATCAGCATTTACAAATCTCTGTAAAGCTTCTGGTCCCATTGTTTGTGCAATGGTTGTGATGAATTGAACAAGTGCATCTCTATCTTGACCTCTACCAAGTGCATTAATACCAGCTACAATAGTAGGTTTAACTAATCCTTTAGGTAATGCAGGTATTTGTTTACTTTGGGTAAGTGTGTGCATCTTACGATGTAGATAGGGTAGAAGGAACTCAGTAGTTAGCAGTGAGAATAAACCTCCAAGCTGTTGCTCTAGTTCCATCTGTGTCATACGGACTTCCTCAGCTGTTGTACGTTCGGAGTCTCTGACATTCATAATTAAGAAGGCTTCTGCAAGTCTCTTCTCTAGTGTATTAACAAGCTGGTATGCAGTCTGGAAGTCAGCTGTTTTACCTACTTGTACTACACCTATATCATCTGGCCTACCTTGAATGATAGCACCGTTACCTGCGTTAGCAAGTGTCTGTGGTTTAGTAACTGAACTAGGTGAGACTGTAAAGACAACCTTAGCTGCTGCTGCACTACCCTCAACAAGAGCTTGCATCAATGCTTCTAAAGATTTTAAATCACCAAGAAACTCTTCTACTCTACCACGTCCATAGTCCTCACCATCTACCGTCACAAATCTTAACGGTAACCAAGGACTCTTGTCTTTAGGAGCTTTACCATAGCTACCAGGTATCTCTTGGTCATGTGTCTCTTGGTACCAAGCCCAACCTTTCTTGGTTAGTTTGATACAGGTGTACACATCACAGTCTTTACCATCAGTACTCTTACTGTCATCAACAGTACTTTCAGGTAGTTTAATACCTAGAGGTAGTAAATCCTTATTTACTTTTTCTTTAGTAACTATCTCAATAACATTACCGTTACCATCTCTCTCTACTACATACCTGTTCAGAGGGTACATCTTCATACCCTCTTTACCCATGTAAA